GTTTTTTTGCCCCCGTACGGGCTGCGGCACCAATTAATGGAGCAACCATCATTTACCCCTTTTGCATAAGTGCATCAATTTTTGCTTCAAGTTTGTTAAAGCGTTGGTCAATATGCTGAACAAACTTATCCATTTCTGCTTGAGTAACATTATCACGGGCTATTTCCTCCCGGGTTTTGTTTAAAAGTATGGTAAGTCGACTAATTTCTGAAGCTTTCTCGTGGCCTATGTAAGCCAAAACACCAAGAAGCGTAGTCAACACCATGTTCCAAAGCATCATTTCCATCAGCATTTCCACCGTTTTCTAGCCTGTCGAATGCGGCTGTTGGGATCTTTAGCGGCCTCGGGAAACTTCTTCATTTGACCCAAGGATCGAGCACAGTATGACTTCCTACGCTTGGCTCTCTCGCCAGTAGGCTTGTCCTCAGTTACCGCAGTCTTAAGTTTTGAGCCGGGGTTGGCACGACGATACGCTGCAACACCTTTGGCAGTCATACCGGCACCCTGCTTGGTCGGGCGGAAGTTGCCCGACTTCACAGAAGTATTTATGCCCATTCCTTTGGACTTAGCCATAGAAAATTGTGACAGAACCAATGTTTGTCACATCCGCATAGACGTTTGTTGTAAACAAAACACCTTGACCGGGCATCAACATATACGTTGGTTGGGTTGCGGAAGCAACAGTGTTTACGGTCATAACGGTTGTACCGCCTGAACCGCCATCTTTAAACACCACGCTTCCTGCTGAACCACCCGGCACGATGTAGATGCTTTTTACCCGAGTCCTGCCAAGGTTGTTTGCCGCTTGGTCAGTAAATAACCCATCACCAGTAATTGGTACACTGGCCTGTACATCAGTTTGCATAGCCATGTTGGCCTCCTAATCAGGAGTCAGCAAACGGAGTTGCAACAGTTCCTGATCCAAGTGCTACGCCGGTGACCATGTACTTTAATGCGGCTATGGCAAAAATCTGCACCCATGTCCCAGCAATACCGCCAGTTGTGCCACCGTTAAAGTTAATAAAGTCATTTGAAGCACCTGAAACAAAACCACGAGCAGCATCTGTTGAATCGGTATCTATTGAAAGCACAGAACCAACATATTTGTCTGTTCCATCAGTTGCAATCTTCAACGATGAGGTTGCAATTGTGGTAGGAACCCAGATGGTGTAGACCACGCCTTGATTGTTCAGCGTATTAGGATCTGGCCCCGGTCCAGCAGTGGCAGCGTTGGCTGTGGTCACAATTGTTGGCAGTGTCAAAGTAAGATTTGACGCCAACGTGCCGCCAACGGAAATAATCCGCCCGCCGTGACTTTGTGGAGTAAGTGTAGTGCTGGAAGTAATTGCTACAACTGAATCCGCACCTTGTTGATAAACGCCGCCAAGAGACCGCACTGGCCCCTGAAAAGTAGTTTGTGCCATGACAATCCTTTCGTGTAGTAGCACATCCCCATACCGTCTCTACTAAGTCTGCTAGGTCAGTCTGTATGGGTGAAAATTCCTAGGCTTGGTACAGAATACAACAAAAGGGGGGTTTTTCAACCCCCCTCTTCACTGCTTAAGACGCTCCGGGCGAACCGAAGACACCTAATGGATCAGAAAAACCAAACGAATAACGCTCGCGGGCCTTGTAACGAACGTTACCTGTGTCGAAGTCTCCATCCATAGAAGTACTCATTGGAGTACGGATAAAGTGCTTCAGACCGTTGGGAACATCAGTCGTCAAGAACCAAGCGTTAGTATCTGTCAAGAAGTGATTGACAGAATAACCTTCAGGAATTGAGCCATTATTCTTCAAGGCGTTGATGTCGTTATCAGCAGTGCCAACACGCAACTCGGTCTCAAGAAGTCGAGTAGCAACGAACATCAATGCAGGAGGAATAATTAACTTGCGGGGCTTAGCAGCAATTAACAGGCCACGCTCGTCTGTCCACGCAGCGATCTGAATAACAGCGGCTTCAAGTGAAGTCTCATTCAGGTCAGCCGGGGTGGCAGGCTCGTTGGAGTTGACTCCACCAGAAACTAGAGGATGGTCGGTTGCAAACAGAGCCACGCCGTCTCCACCGGGGAAGCTGGCGTTAAAACCGTTATTTAAAACGTTTGCAGCTTTAACTTGCTTAGTGTAAGACATAGCACGAGCAAGGGACTTGGTATAACGAGCCGAGAGACTGTCATACAAGTTGTCTTCAATTGCTTCTTCAGTAATTGAAAAGCCCAGAGCGATTGTCTCATGGTTGTAACGAGCAGAGAAAGCCTCTTGCGCATTATCATAAGCAATAGCCTGACCTTCGTTTTTCACTGGAGCAGCAGAAAAACCAGACAGTTTAACTTCTTCTTCAAAAGAACGCTCAGAAGTCTCAGTTACATAGATTTCTTTGTGCTCTTCGCCATAGCGAGCATACTCAAGACCAAACAAAGCGTTTAGCCCAGGGAGCAGCTCTTTCAGTAGTTGTGCGCGTGAAATAGCCATGATTTAGCTCCCTTATACGCCAGTTGAGTTGGTGTACTGATGCGTCCCGATATTTATCTTAACGATAAACTCGACGAATGCGTCAGCGCCGGTTGCTGTCTCTCTGACCACATCAATAATACGGATGGGCAGAGTATTTGTGGTAGTTTCAGTTCCTTGATCAATCGCCACAGCAGAGTTACCTGTAGTAGTAGACCCGGCATTTTGAATCAACGCAATGTTCGTGCCAATTGCAGCAATGCCCATTGCGGCAACAGTAGTGCCAGAGGAACAAGAAACTACTTGAAACAGCGTGTCAGGATCATCAACGACATAAGCAAAAATCTTGGTGCCAGCCGCTACTGCCTGACTTGCAGGGTAAAACTGTTGAAATTGAACTTGACCGGTAGCAGAATTGGTAAAGGTACATCCCAGAAACACGCCACATGGTGTTGCTGTGGTAGTTCCTGTGTCCTTTTCAATCGTGCCATCAGTTACACGCTTTACTAAATCGCCATAAAAAATGTTTGTAGCATAGCCACTTGCAATTTGCATTTGGCGAGTCGCACCCGCAAAGACTTGACCACCAATTAGATTAATTGGCCTGAGTCCGTACGGTTTATCTACAGTGGGATAAGCCATGTTAAACTCCTAAAGTTATTTACCACGTCCGAAAGTAACTTCCGCACGCTTTTCACTAAAAAGGGGCATGCGGGCGTCGTTTTCTCTCATAAAATTGTTGTCCACGGACCTCATTTGTTGATCAGTCATACTTTCATAGTATTTATTACGCTTACCAACATTTTCTTCAAGGTTCTTGCACAACATCAGGCCACCAAATAAAACTAATCCAGTCTTCGGGGCGGATCCTTCGAGGCCCAAATCAAGAAGCAGTTCAGGGTGATCCTCGGCTTTCACCGGAATCCAACCTTCACGACGACGCATTGAAACGTTACGTGCATCGTCCAGACCCATCACAGAAGTACGAATCCATCTGAATTTGTACCCATCCTGAGGATCGGGGGTTGGAATTTGACTTGGCGGTTCCCATGGTGCGTCATGTACTTGATGCTCACGGGATTCCAACTCACGGCTCATTCGATTTTGATTACTCATCACTGACTCCTTCCGTTAACAGCGGCCCAATGTTTTGCATACTCCTCTAGAGATACACCCAATTTACGTGCGACAGCCGCACCTCCCGGTGGGATTTTCACGGTCTTTGGGGATGCACTTCTAGAAGCCGGAGCAACCACAGTGGATTGCTGTCTTACAGGTTGTTGCTGCCTAGTGTCCTCAAACCGGTCAGGAAAGACTTCACGTAAGCGGGCGTCCATTCGCTTGTAATATTCATCCGTACGAGGGTCTACGCCTTCTCGCATGAGTTTTTTGTCAACAGCGTATGCAATTGCCGTCATCTCATCATCTACACCAAACCATCCCTTATTCCGCTCATACCACGCTTCGGCTTTAGGATCAGGCCTTGGTACAGATGGACTTGAAGCAACTTCTTGCTGTACAGGTTGACTATATACAACATTCTCTGCCCTTTGTAAAGGGGGGTTGCGAGAAAGTTCTTTTTTCTCAGAAACAATTTCAGCCATTTTTAATTGCGCTTCAATCATTCCATCAGAGTCGCCGCTCTCATATGCCTCTTTGTAGGCCTTCTGTGCAGAGGCTAGTTCAGTGTCTAATTTAGATTTGACAGTATCGGCATATAGAGACGAGCCTTGTTGGAGCACGGTCTGTAGCCGTTTGTTCTCTTCCGAAGCCGCCTGTGCATACCGCATAGCCTCTTCTTGTTCTTGTTGGATTTGAAAACGAATAGCACGTTCTTCCTCCAACTGACGTTTGAGTTGGGTGTACTCGTCGTCTTTATCAGCCTTGTATTGGCTTAACTCGTCAGAGTCAGCGACCTCTACTTTCGGGGTTCTACGGGGGGCTTCTTCCTCACCCTCCACCTCAAATTTAAAGTCATCGTTAGACTCTGTCTTTTTTAAGATCTGGGTTTCAGGGGGTAGTCCATCTGGCCCCAGACCTTCTTCGTCTTGCTCCACGCCATTAATTAGCGTTCGCATTTTGTTCGTTGCCATAACTCCTCCTATGCTCGGGTAAACCCTGATGGGTCTTCAACTACACCTTCAACAGTGTCGTCGTTAATCATGCGGAACTCATGCCCACCAATACTGAAGCGGGTGCCTGAATAAGAACGCATCATCACGAAGTCACCAATCTTGCACCAAGGACCACTAGGAAACTTATTAGCGTCTTTATATGCTTCGTCGCCCATTGCCACCACAAGACCAATATTTGCCGCAATTTCTTCAGCGTTCTTGGTTGCGTTGGGGAGAATAATTCCTGATGCAGACGCCTTCTCTTCAAATACAGGCATAGCAATCAAAAGTTTCCACCCCTTGGGCACAGGAAGTCTATGAGAAGACAGCGCCTCCGCCACTTTATTCTTGGTTTCTTCGACGTTCGGGACGCCAACTCCTCTAATCATCTAAGTTGTCCTTTCTTGCTCTATTAGCAATTTCTTGAAAAATGTCTGAAGCGAACAACATGCCCTTGATATAACCAACCTTCTCTCGATACGCTGGGTAGTCGTCGGCTGAACCCATGGCTAGATCTTCTGCATGACGCTCCATCTCTTCTTTTAACTTTCTAACAAATAAATCTTCTAGTGAAGTACTCATCTACCACCACCTCCTTTTCTTAGGTTTACTGCAGCCCTAAACCCTTCTTTTAATTCTTCAGTTTCAATCTTGGCTGCTGCTTGTTGGGCGCTGATCTCCACCTCTTCTTGTCGTATCGCAACCTCAGCAGCGCGTAGCGCAGCATCAGACATGTCTTTCTTAGTCTTGCGCTCGACTTCTGCGGCCTTGATCTGCAGTTCTTGACGCTGGATTTCGTTGAGCGGATCTTGTGCTTTAGCCTGTGCTTCCTTTTGAGCCGCTTGCGCTTGGCTCTGCTGGAGCACTTTCTTAGAGGCATCAGCCATAAGACGAGACAGTTGATTCTCCATGAGGGGGTCCATCTTGGCACCCAGTTCAGGGATCTCTATACCCATCGCCTGCTCAATCTGTGACCGGTACGCATAACCCAAGTGCTCAGCAATGTGAGCCTGCGCAGCCGCCATGATGGCGTTGGCCTGAGGTGACTGCCCAACCAAGGCACGGATCTGTGGGTCCTGCATGGCTGAAGTGTGGACCTGAATGTGTGCCTCGTGGTCCTGTTCTGGGAACGCTTTGACCGGCTTGCCCTGCAGCAGCATGGCATTTTCTGAAACGGGATCACGGTACGGTATCTCGTCTTTCTTAGGCACGATCTTGTCAGCGTTCTCAAAGCCGATGAGGCGCACCATCCCACGATATAACTCAGGCTGATCAAACAACTCGGGCTTCTCCTTAGACAACTGAAGCGCCGCTTGGTACTGCAGCATGCGTTGAGAAAATGTTGAGGCGTTCGGGTCCGAGACGGGGATCACGTCCACCCTATCAAAGTCAGAGGCCTTGACCATACGGTCAGGGTCAACCGGATACTCGTAAGCAAGTGGGGGAGTGTCAGCGATAATCCGCTTGAGCAGCCCATACTCTTTCTTGAGCGTGGCGTGCATGCGGGCCTGCACAGCAGACATGATCTTGAGCATGCGCTCAAGCACAGCAAGCGTCGTTCCCACCGGGGTGTTCTGGTCAACGTCACCAATCTTGAGGTCGGCAACCGCTGCCATGCCACGGCCCTGCTCAACGATCTTGTCAAACAAGGAGAGAAGAGTTTGCGACGGTTCTTTGTACGGCAAAAACGCAATGTTCTCTTGAATCTTGCCGCTGGGCACGTCCACATCTCTAAATTCACCCGGCATGATGGGCGTCTCGTCGCCCTTGATGCGCATGCCCCGTGTTTTTAGTCCACCCGGGAGGTTTGCAAGAGTACCTGCGTCAATAAGTTGACGAAGCAGCGAAGTAGCAGATTTAGCATGTCCACCAATGAGGTGAATAAGTCCATAACCATAAAAGCCAAAGCCCGGAATGTAGTCGTACTTAACGTAGTGCATCCGACGCTTGTAAGTCTCGTCGTCCTCGCTCCAGTTACGGTATATGGACAGCACCTGCCCACTGTTGTAGTCCACCGTAACGACGTACGGGATCTCAATCTCGCCTTCTGCACGGTATGGGTCCTCCTCTAGGTCCAAGTTGACGTTCATCTCCAACAACGTGTAGCGGTTGTCCTTGATCACGTCAATGCCTTGTGCGTCTGCCTCGGCTTTCTTCACATCGTCAAGCAACACTTCAGGCGGATCTTCTAACTCTACGTCCCGATAGAAGCCCGACACCTGCATACGGCGGATCTCGTTCTTCACCTTACGCATCACGTGCGTGAAGCGCTCGCAAGACTCAAGATCAGACGCTGTGAACGGCGCTACAAAGTCCTCAGCCGGGATAAATATGGCCTCAGGTCGCTTGATTGTTGGGTCGTAATAAATTTTCTTGAACGCTGAGCCTGTCAGGGGCAGCGACCACAGCATGCGCTCGTGCTCAGAGCGGTAGTTGACCATTTTCTCGGTCAACACATAGTTCATATAGTCCTTGACACGGTCTGCGGCCTTCTCTGCGCTCACATCCTCCTTACCAAGGATCTTGGCTTTGACCGGACCACGTGGAGGAAAGGTCTCCATGATGGCTTCTGACTGAAAACGCACGGTGGCTTCAGTCAAAATGGGGTGAAATACCCCGCAAGCCCCGGGCCACGGCTCTGTTCTGTTCTCAATCTTGAGTCCAAGCAGGTCTAGACCCGTTTTATAGGTCTTCTCCCAGTCTTTTCTGGACCTTTTATCTGCATCGAAGTTCTCAATTAACTCAGATGAGATCGAATCAAGCGCACCCTCGTCTAGATGCTCAGCCAAGTTGGCATAAAAGTCCTTGATTCCGGTTTTTTCTTTGCCACGAGGCTCAATTTCAATCTCTAAGCCGTCCATCCCGATGCTTACAGACTCAGGATTCTCGATTTCAATCTCAATTGGCTCCGGATTTATGGCTTCTAAACCCGCTGGAGCCTCGTAAAGTGCCTTGTCAACGTTCATTTTTTAAAATTCCTAGATAAGTTTGGATCCACCAGGCAGAGGCTTGTCTACAAAACCCCCCTTACTAAACTCTTTGTTCTTTAAAGACTCCATAAAGTCACTCATCCGACCCGAGTCTTTCTCTTTTATGCGTGTATGAGGAGGCAAATCTTTGGCATCAAGCCTCGTCTGCCGCAAACCAGTCAGCGCACTATAAATCTCACGCACCTCTCGGTTCTTAAACAGGTTCTTTCGCAGGTATGGGTCTTTAGTCAGGTCCACACCCGTGGTTGCTTCAATAGAGGCAAGTTCTGCTAGTTGTTCAAACGCAAGATTAGGGGCAAGTAGATCCTGAAACTTGAGCATCCTAGGATCAAAATATGCAGAGTGCGTTCCATATTTTTCTTTTAAGTATGGATAAACACGGGACGCATCACGCACAAATGTCGATCTAAGGTTTTGAGTCTTGGGATTGTCTGACAACTTATCAAACATAACGTTAATGTATTGTGGTGTCCCTAACTGACGTTTCGCCAGCAGATGTTCTGCCTCGTGTGCAATTGTTTGTTTTAGTTGCGTGGGATCTGGAGCCTTTCCATGAAAACTTAGAGAATTTAAATCAGGCTGCACGAACATAGCGTCGTCTTTAATCGCAGCGCGAGGGATCACATATCCCCCAGTTTCTGTATCACGCAGTAGCGGGTCTTCATACATCTTTAGCCCAGGTATGCCAGCCGTGGCTGTCACCGGTGCATCTTGTGGAACAGGCGTTTTACGTAATAGGCTGGGTATTACACGCACACTCTGAAGTGCTTTTATAGTCTGTGGGTCGAGATCACTTGGCATATTTTTTAACCTCATTCAATAAATACTGGTTAATCTGGCGCACTCGCTGGCGCCGCCTCCACCATTTTGCTGGATTTTTAACCGCACGTATAGCGCTGTACCATCGCCACAGCAGATAGTCTTTTAAGCGCCGCACAAAACTGCGGTCGTCAAACGCATCTTTTCTCAAGACCCCCGTTATCTGTACCCACCTCATCAGTAGTACGCCCTCGGCCTAGCGTCGAACGGAGCGTCAGCCTCATCGCTGTCAAGTGAAATAAACCCGCCCTGCCTAAATCTCAGTAGCGCCTGCGTACTTGAGTCCACTAGGTCGTCATGCTCACCTGCCGGGAACGCAGCAAACTCCTCGATCACCTCCTCAGCCCAGCGTGTCGCCGGTGCCCAGACTACCCCAGAGGCGAACAGATCTGCTACCGCATTTACCCGAGCAATCTTGTCGTTGCCTCGTGAGGGTGTGTACTCCGAGACGAGCACCCCCATCTTGCGTAACTCAAATATAAGAGGCGCACCAGCCGCCTTGGCCTCCACAATACAAGCGTCGGGCTTCCAATACTGATACTCCTCCAGCGCTTTCTGTTTAAGTTCCGGAAACTCCATGCGCTCCTTGAACGCATTTAGCAAGATTATGTTTGGCTTCTTATACCCAGTGTCCTCGTCCTCTTGATAGAAGACACCCCATGTTGTACACGCACTATAGTCAGAGCGTGTAGTTTTAGTATATGCCGTGTCCCAAGACTGAATAATAAAGTCGCAAGACGGCGCAGATTCTTTCTGCCATTCTCTCCACCATTCACGTTTAATGAGCGCACCCTCGGCACTTGTCGGGTCCTGCATGTACTGAGCCTGCCACTTGTGAACGGGCAGTTGTTCTTTCAGTACCTCTAGTTCTTCTAGGGGCCAGAACTCAGGCCACAGTGGTTTGCCGCTTGGCATGATCGCCGGGAAGTTAATTACCTCCCACGTCTCGCCGTTTCTCTGCAGGCTTGACTTTAATACTTGCGCCGTCAAGTCTCGTTTTGACCATCTGGTCATAACTATAACGATCGCACCACCCGGTTGTAGACGTTGTCTTGGGCCTGAGGTGTACCACTCATAAGTCTTGTCGTATATCTCAGGATTGGTTTCCGCTTGCACGGCTTCTTGTTCAGAGTGTGGGTCGTCGATGATAAGAATGTCGGCACCTTTACCCGTAACAGCACCGCCCACACCAATAGCAAAATATTCACCGCCGTAACTTGTGTTCCACCGACCTGCAGCCTTGCTATCGGCTTGGAGTTCAACGTCTTCAAAAATCTTTTTGTACTCTTCTCTGTCCACAAGGTTTCTGACCTTGCGACCAAAGCCCGTGGCAAGTTCCGCCGTGTGAGAGGTCTGAATAACTTTTTTATGTGGCATATTTCCTAAAAACCACGACGGAAATAAATACGAAGCGAACTCGGACTTAGTATGTCTCGGTGGCATATTGATAATGACACGCTTGAGTTCTCCCCTCATCACCTTGTTGAACGCATCTGCCATGATGCGGTGATGGCGCCCAGATATAAATGCGGGCCACATGTGTTTGACGTACTCAAGGAAGTCAGTCTTACAGGCAGCAGTCGTCCGTCGGCGCTCCTTCTCAATAAGCACCTCCAGAAGTTTTTCTTTTTCAAACCTACTGAGATTGCTCAGGTTCAGGCTTGATGAAGGGGCTTCGTTCCTTTGGGCTTCCAAACACATCCTCCGGAGTTACGTCGATCGTGTTCTTATTGAGGATCTCTTGAATCTTAGCCTCGAGAGTTTTATCAAGTTCTTCGTCGGACTTGTTCTTATATGTAATCTCAGACTTCTCAGTAAAGAGTCCCACGTCACTAATCTTGCCAAGCAGTTCTAGTGCTTTGATCCGTATCCTCGGGTCTTTGTCATCAGACTCAATAATTAATTTGTTGGTGATGAAGTTACGAAGTGCTGCCGCCTCGACCACAACCTGTTCTTCGTATTTAGACAACAAGCGCCGCACATGAGCCAAGGCACCCGGACTCTGCTGGACAGTCTTTGTAGTCAGACTTTCTTCGCCCCGAATAATATCCCGGGCTACTGCCATGTCCTGCGGCTCCTCCCCCGTGAAGTCTGCACCTGCCGCACTGAGGATCTCAATAGTCCTACAGGCTACTTCGGCACGCTCACGAAGTGTCAATTTATCGAAGGCCTGATCGTGTTCGTCGATCAGGGGGATTTCTAGGTCCGGTGTCAAAATCAGCATGGTGCGGACTGTACCCACAAAAGTGTCAAAAAGTCAAGTGTCTAAATCAACGCCATCAAAACTATATACCCCCCG